ATCTGTTTTGTGCCCCATAGGTAAAGTCAGTCATGGTTTGCTTCGGAAACGCGGTAATCTTCTTATCTTTACCAGAAAGAACAATGTCGATATCTCCGTGGTCAAAAATCATTAGATCGCCACTGATGGATTTGCGAACATTTAATTCTAGCCTAACTGAAGGCGGGGGTGTTTTAGGGGTAATCGTAACCTTCACCGGCTCTGGCACCGGCACCAATCTAATCGTTACTGCCATTGCTCTGGATCTCCTTTACTAGCTCTTGTGTCTTCAAGAGGGTAAATAAGCTGGTTTCATTTAGTGTGGTTTCTTTAGATAGTTCTTCTAGCTTCTGGCCAACGGCAATAGTCTTGTTTAGCATATCTTGGTCGTTGGCTATCTCTTCGACACTCTGTGCCTCGTTTAAAGATTTTTTAAGCCTACCTATCTCCCTATTTAAATAAATTTTTAGTTCCAACTCGTCTGTCGAAAATGAAGAAATGAAGTGGTTTAGCAGTTCTTTTTGCTCTCTTAGCAAAGAGTTGCTATACTTTTCATTAAACTTCTTTGTAAAAGTTTTAAAAGTCAGGCTGTCAATAGGCTTCAAGTTTTCGTTTATAACTTCTCCGCGCATACCATCGAGAACTCTTGACTCCAATATCACGGACTCCTTGGGGGAACTAGTGTTAAACATCTTTGCTATTGTGGCTAAAGACTTGTAGTTTGGAACAAAGTTATTAAAAGTATCAGGAGTAAGTTCCTTGTTGATATCTTTTATAATCTCAGTTTGTTGCTTGAACAAGCCGTTTGGATCTATCATAATCTTCGCATTCTTGGAAGCTTCTAGTATTTTTTGGCTTGTTGTTTCATCGAGGTTTTGGTTTTCGTAAAGTGAACGATAGCATTCGAGATCTCTCTTGAGGAGAGAATCACCAGTAAAATGCTTCCGTACTATGGAAACAACTTTTTCTTTTCTTTCTTGATCGCCCTTGATTATGGCCACGGTGGCCTCTCTTGCCAAGGCTTCAAAAACGAAGGCGGTGTTTCTCTTTTTGTTGTGTCTATTTGTCATCGTTGTTCTCCGTGCTCTTTGTCTCTAGAGATTCAATCAAGAACTTGACTGAGCTATTAACCTCTAGAAGACTTAGCTCTTCTTGTTGGTCACGCAAATAATTAGGGTCCTGCTCTTCGTAAATACCTCTTGAAAGAGATCTTAGCTCAGAAGCCCCAAGATTATTGGCTCTATACGTGTTAGTCTCTGGGGTTGAGATGCTAGCATAGTTTCTGGTTCTAGCACCTTCGGGGCGTTTGTCAGTAGCTACTTTCTGGTAAGCCTTGCCTTTAGAACCCTTAGTTAAATATTTTTTACCTTTTCTCGGACGCTTCTCTACCGAGGGGGCTAGACGCGGTGCGTCACGAGAGCCGGGAGGGGCCGCCAATAATGGGCTATCATCTCCGCCTTCATCGCCTGCGGGTGCGGCGGCTGCATCATCGCCACCACCGAGATCAAGATCTCCACCACCTGCATCTCCGCCACCAAGGTCAAGGCCGCCAGCATCGCCTCCAGCGGGTGCGGCACCGCCACCAGCACCAGCAGCAGCGGCTGCTTCAGCAACACCCTCAAGCTCTGTATCGTGCTTGCGATCGTAGAACTGCTCACGCTGACAGCGTAGGAACTCTTCGTGAGACATGTTGAATATATTGTCTGCAACCCAGCGACGTGAGAAGTAGCCTTCGGTAGCAGCCGCTGCAATATCAAACTTGGTCTTCCAGTGCTCTAGCTCCTGTAGCTCCGCAATCTTGCTTGGGTTGTTGAGTCTAAGCTTGAAGTTTAGTAGGTCGTCGCCTCTGTATCCAAGAGTATACAGGTGGATGATTCCAATCTTCTCTAGCTCATGGAGAACTGAGCGCTGTAGTCTTTGGATTGTACGTGCAAAGCGAATGTCCTTTGTGGCCAATGTGGTCTTGTCCTCGGTAGCACCTTCGCCCATCGTTAGGTACGACTGGGGTATCTTGAGCGCAGAGAACAGCTTGTCACGAAGATATTTAATATCATCTATTGCTGTTGTGTTCTGGCCACCAGCGATGGACTGGATGTCTGTGACGGAGCCAGCGCGGACAGGGATGTAGTAATCCTCTTCGATTGATAGTGGGTTGTAACGGAGGTCGATGCGTCCTGTGTCTTTGTCCACAATCGTGTGACGCTTAAGCTGTGTCACAATGTTTTGCATGTACTGCTAAACTTCTTGTGGTGGTATAGCACCAACGTCAATCTTGAATACCTTGCGTTCTGAAGAGCGAACGATACGGTAAGCCATCATCGCGTCTTCCATCAAGGTAAGCTGTCGCCAAATACGACGGGCTGGCTCCAAGACGGAAGTGCCGTATGGGGAGTACTTGTCATTACCCAAGATGCGGAAGTGGGCAACCTGCCAATTCTCAAACGTCATGCCCGCTGAGTTCCACTGATATTGGACGTAGTTCGGGTTTGTGGCGTCAAGGCCCTCAAGTCTTTCGACCTCTTGTAGTGGCAACGAAATAGTGGACTTGATTCCAGTCTCGTCATCAATGTCGAGGTAAAGAATGAAGTCGCCGTACTTGCACATAGTGCGGCACCAACCAAATAGGTTGTGCTCGATGTTCATCACATTGTGATAGAGTATGTCAAGCACTGCCTTGATTTCATCGTTGCGGCACTTGATGTCTAGCATCGGAGACAAGGCAGAGAATGTTGTCATCTCGTCTGCATAGATGTCGAGAGAAGAAGCTAGCTCCGGCATGTACTCCATCTGATCAAAGTCAATGTATCGTTCTGAACGGCGCTGGTTAGCAATAGCGTTTGCGGCGATTGTATCTAGCGGGTTGTATGTCTGCTTCTTGAACTGCTGGCCAGACGCTGACTTGAATCTTGATGAATACTTGTCTAGATGCTGTCTACGAATCTTTCTGCCAGACTCTGAACGATAGTTAATGATAGGGCCAGAGAACAAACGAGTAAGCGCTTTAAATAATTGCGAGTCTCTGTTTGCTGGGTTTCTGCCTTGTTTTGGATTGTTTGGTGCCATTTATTTTCTCACTTTATTATCCACATATATTGTGAATATAGGTTTTGGGATTTCTCTATTTTACTACTTGTATCGTCGCCTGTGTAGCCTATTTGACCTTTAATTTTTGTATTTAATACTGTTCTAGAAGTCATGATTGAATCAACGAAAGCTTTCTGATAATTTAGTTCTCTTGCGTTGCTTTGTAGCGCTGTGTCTTTCACCCAGCAGCATATCGCAAGAGCCATTATTAAGTCGTCGTTGTATCCTCTCATAGCCTGCGGCTTGCCGTTGTACCAAATAAATGTTCTAAATTCATTGGCTAAACGCGAAGAGTATGTTTTAATTAGTTTATTTCTTATAAACTCTTCAAGCTTGGCCACAATCAGTGGTCGAGTCTTGGAGGTTGTGGAAAACCCGGCTATTGCGCCGGTTCTATTTTCTCCCAAATGCTGTTCAATATATTCGTGAGTTGACTTGAGCGAGTAATACAAGTTTGGATAACCATACTCTACAAGCTTGTCGATGACTGTGTAGCCGATAGAATTATTTTCTACGACCAGCATGGGGTTGCCAAACTCTTTGCCAACTTCGTTGAGCATATTGGCATACAGGTCTGGCGTTGATTTGCCTTGGTATTCTCCGACAATCTCCATTGTTTCCAACTTGAGTATGTGGAATGTAGAACTATCGGCGCCATCGCCTCTTGCAACATCGGCTGCCATGAGGTAGTTGCAACTTGGGTCGTACTCCTCCCACAGCCAGAAGTTTCTGTCAAAGCCGGTCTTGTACTTTGGCTCTCTTACATTGCTCATGATCCACTCAAGGTTCTCGGAATCAATTACATTGTCACCGGATGTGTTGAAGTTGCACTCCAACTCCTGTGCAATCTGCCTACGGGACATGTTCTTGGTTTCTTTCTTAAACCATTCATCGTCTCTTTCAGGGTGGACATCCCACATAAGCGTTGTAAGATGAAAGTTATTTTCATTGCTCTCGGCCCCAACACAAGTTTTGTGGAACCAGTTACCAACACCGTTTGGTGTAGAGATGGCGATGCATCGACCACCAGTAGATAGCGTTGGGTATAGACCAGTCCAAAGCTCTTCTAGTCCTTCAATGTGTGCTGCCTCGTCAAGCACAAGCAGCGATAGTGCTTCTGAACGGCCAGCGTCTCCAGATGTAGAGGCAGCCTTGATGGAAGAACCATTGGACAACTCAAAGGACGTGCGGTTGTCAGTAGTGATATTTGCAATCCTGATCCAGTCAGGAAGATTCTTCATTATGTTTTTAACTTTTCGGACCAAGTTACCTGCTGTCTCAAACTTGGTAGCCATGACAAGGATAGCCTTGTCTCGATGGAATAACATCATCCAAACAATGTAACCGGCGGTAATCGTTGAAATTCCTAGCTGGCGGCCCTTGTTGATTACGTTGAATCGATAATCATTGAAATCGTTTAGTAGGACATCTTGATAATCATATGTCTTAAACAACATAAGCCCGTGCATCGGGTGTGAGATACGGGCATAGTTTTTGAGAAAGTAAGAAGGATCTTTACCACACTTAACGACTTCTTTGAGTATTTGCTTTTTCGTTAATTTCGGCATTCATCTTTCTTTATTCTTTCTTACCGGAGTTGGCTGGCCTCTTGTCATTTGGGGCACGCTTGCCATAGCCACCTTGGGACATAAACTTTTCCCATCCAGCGGCTAGCTTATCTTCGGTTACCTCTCCAACAATAGCAGCCTCTTCCATACCGCCAACCTTGTATTCTAGAACAGCGGTAACCCAAGAACGAACACGGGAAGAGTTCTCAACACGAATGTCAATCTCGCCCTGCTTGGTTAGTGATGGCGTAGCGCCTGTAATCTTGCGGGCCTCTTTCTTGAGAAACTTTACAATCTCGTTCATCTGTGATTCAACATCCGACTCAAAGCCGTTAGCGTAAACTTCCTTAAGTGTGACCTCTGACATGTATGAGAGTCGCATCATGTTGCCGTGAAACTTCACATTGAAGCCATCCATAACTCTCTTGTCAATAAGGGGGTCGCCCTCCTCTCTCTTTAGACCTGCCTTGATGGGTTCGCCATCTTCAGTCATAGCGCCATCGTAGGCGTTTGCTGCGGCTTGTGATAAGCCTTGAACGATTTCGTAAACTGTTGCCATTATTCCATTCCTTTGTTATGCTTCCCATCTAAATAGTGGTAGACTTTCCCTAAGTAGTCAGCAGCAAGAGTAATTTTCGATTGTACCCAACCGGGAAGGTCAGAATACTGTGAAGCAAGCTGGGCAACTTGTGGGGCATACTCTTCTAGCTTATGTAGATCTGACAGGGCCATATCAACTTCGTGGCCGTCATCTTCTATGCCGCCTGTCATTTGCTGGCCTTCATTGGCCTGCTTGGGCTGCTCTTTGGGTACTCCCTTGGACATCATGTCAAAGGCACGTTGAATAGCAGCCTTACCTTTGACAAGATTACCGGTTGCAGCCATCTCAAACATCT